ATACTCAAAGTAGACAATCACAACACAGTAACTATTCATGCTATTAAAGATAGTTGGAGTAGGGATGAGGTTGAACAGTTAATTCATCAATATTCAACAGATATACACTTATATGATTCAGAGTATTGTGATAAGTGGGTCAAAGAGAATTTACCTTAAAGCTGTCTAATCTGCGGGGTCCTATCGAAAATAAGATCATTGGTGAGGAAGATCATTGGTGAGGAAGCAGAAGTTGAATTCTGTAACGATGATCATCCACATTTCATTGCAATTGTGATTGAACCATCAAATATGTGGAACATCAAGATCGGAGATCAAATTGCCATTTCTCCAACACACATTAAGTTGATACAACCTCGAGGTTATCGCAGAGAACCTAACCGTGTGCTCAAAGTTAATTTTACGCCTTGCTTAAAAAACTAATGGGACAAGAAATCTATGTTAAGAAAACACTTGTAGAAGCTATTGAACTTTCTGAGATCGACTTTGATCTGTATGATGAGTTTGGTGTTGATACCGATGTTGATGACGATCTAGTAATCATCGAGGAAAAGAAAACTCATTATGGTGCAGATGGTCATCCTGTTAAGATTGATCGGATTTTAGATGTTCTTAACAGGATGAAAACCAATGGTGCAACTCATGTTGAGATGGAGTATCATTGTGATCATATCGGTTACATGATTGATGGGTATGCACTCGTAAAAACTGATGCTACCGGTATCGAAGAATATAAGAATGGCGAGGAAGAAAAGCAAAAGATTGAAAGAGAAAAAGAAAAACTTAGACGTCAAATGCAAGATCTTGATGACAAGTCTCGAGCATTAGTTTAGCGATTTCTTTAGCGTAGTCGATCGGATTCTTCGATAAAGCAAATACCTTCTTATTCTTTGGATACACCGCTTGGTATCCTTTCTTAACATATTTGGAATACAAGTAATCGATATACCACTTTGGTAATTTCTGCTGATAGAAATCTTCATAAACTGCGATGTATAATTTTACGATTTTGATCACACCAATACCGGTTTCGACATTAGTTTCCAGAACCCAGATCTTGTCATTCTCATCTAACACGATGTCTAGAGAATAGATATTCATATCCATTTTTTTGCGAATCTTTTTGGCAATGGCAATAACCTTATCCTTAAATGCTACTCTGTTGTTTTGGATAACATATGTAAATTCTACACTCTCGTCTGCTTTCTTATTATCAATGCTAATAGCGTCTCCATCCGCGATTCGTTCATTGATTTCAATGATTTCTTCGTTCACGAAAAATACTCGGTACTCTCTTTTGAAGTTGATGTATTCACTGAACAGGTCGAATTTATCTTTCGATTCCTTTAATTCTTCAACAGTCTCAAATTTCTTAATACCTCTTCCTGAATGCCCGCCCTTTGGTTTGGCAACAATAGGAAATTTCAATTCGGTTAGTGCCTTCGTTTTACTCTTAACAGTTTTAGGCATGAAAGATTCACCTGCAAACGTTTCATAGAACTTCCATTTATCTCCTGAGATTGCTCCGGATTCCGGACAGTTGTAAAGGTTCTTCTTTGCAACACTTCTCTTCTTCAAAAATGTTTTGGACTCAGTATTGTTACTACTGTAATAAATGATTGGACAGGCCTTATCAATATCCGTTTGATGTGCTTTCTTTTTAGATAGATCTATATTTTGGAATAACTCATCTATAACCTTAGCGTTCAATTTATGAACCTTGTCCGTATTGTAACCCATCAAAGATATTTGAGAATTGTTTTTTCTCAGGAAATAGACTTTCTTATTATAGAGTTCTGGATCTTCTTTAACTGCTATAGTTTTAGGATCAAAATTTTCAAACCGTTTAATGTGTTTCATATCGTATATATCGGAACTAAGGAGAATAAAAAAGGCCCCTATAAAGGAGCCTTTTCTCAAAAACAATTAGATCAGTTATTGACCTGGAGGTGTAGCTGCTTCAACTACTTCCATTGCAACTTCTGGTTGTTCAGCTGTTGGAGCTTCTTGGCTGGAAGGCTGTGTAGCTTCTAGTGCTTCGCCCTCAGGTTTGTTAGTGAACACTCGTACAGCTTTCGAGATTAACTCGGCATCAGTAAGAGAGTAAACTCCTTTGGTTTGTGCGAACTGAACTCCTTGAACAAGAATGGCTAAAGCCTGTTGTGGTTCAAGGTTCTCAGGAACTTCTGTTGTTTTTGGGGGTTGGACCGTTTGATTTTCCATTGTAAAATATTGTTGTTTAGATGTATATACGCCTATTTTATACAAGACTCATTGCAATGTTTCATCTTTATCGTCTTTATGTTTCGGTGAAACCAAAGAAAAGGCCGAGCGAATAAGAACTCGCTCGGCCTATGATACATTAAAAAATAAAGTGGCTTATAAAGGATGGTTAATTACCAAAAATTAGCACTTACTATTTCCGCAATTAGAACAGCGAACACAACCATCCTGATATACTAATGCATCTGTACCACAATCTGTACATATACCAGATTTTAATACTGTACCATCTTTAATATATTTCTTGATCATTCTAACAACGCCACCTTTCCATGTTGAAATAAGTTGATTATCTATGTTTAAGCCGTTAATCACACTGACAACATTTGGTAGAGGCATCTTGTGTCTGAGTATACCGGAGATCAATTTTGCGTAGTTGAAATACTCTTCATTAAAGGTTGTATTTAACCACTCACAGACTATTTCTTCACCCGTGTGATCAATATACAAGAAATCATATTTAGAGACCTTAACGATCTCCCCATGTATATCCTTATTGACTTTAGTCTTTCTGATCCGGCCATGCTCACATGAGTGTGGTACATTCATGGCATCAGCCAAACCTGTGAAGATCTCGTATGGTCTATCTTCAAACATTCCAACGAAGCCAATCCACTTCTCACCTTTGTTTGTGAAACGGATAACATCAGTATCCAGATATTTCAAACGTTTCGGAGCATTGTTATCTGCATTGTTGTACTCATCTTCCTCTTTGCCATCAGTCATTGAGATCAATACACCATCTCGACATCCATCACGATAAATTGTACATCCTTTACATCCAGCTTTCCAAGCTGCAACGTAAACCTGGTTTACTAGGTCTTCGTCAACATCTTTCGGAAGGTTCACAGTTACAGAGATCGAGTGATCAATCCATTTCTGCATTGCTCCTTGCATGTTTACTTTCTCTACCCAGTCAACATCATTTGACAAAGCACCGGCATAAGGCGATCGGTCAATCAATTCCTGTAATTCCTCTGCATTCATTGTAGAAACGGCAGATGGATCGATACCATTATAAAGCATCCAGGTTTTGAAGTGGTGGTGGAATACAGTGTACTCCTCCCATGTATCACCATTCTCATCGGTGTGGGCGACTACAGAATTTTGATCATGTGCATTCACTTTACGTCTTCTTCTGTAAGCAACCATGAATGCACATTCGATACCCGAAGTAGTCTTGGTAAGAATTGATACCGATCCGGCTGGAGCAATTGTAAGCAAGGCAATGTTTCTACGACCGTACTTATCCATGCGAGCTTTCAATTCTGGGTCAGCATCTTTGATACGATTTAAGAATGGATTATCGACTTCTAAATTTGGATCATATATTGGGAATGCTCCACGCTCTTCAGCCATTACGGTTGAAGCTGTATAAGCACTCAAAGCAATACTCTTCTGAACTCGCTCAGCAAACTTTGTTGCTTTCTTAGTTCCGTATTGGTATCCCAAAGCAGCAAGCATATCACCCTCACCTGTAATTCCGGTTCCGGTTCTTCGTCCTTGTGTACACTTCTCACGAACCTCCAACCAAAGATCAAGCTCATTCGCTTTGATCTTCTTGTTCTCAGGATCACTCTTGATCTTCTTGATAATCTTGTTTACTTTCTCAAGCTCAAGATCAACAATGTCATCCATCAGTCGTTGTGCTTTCTGTGTATGTTCATTAAACAATTCAAAGTCGAACTTAGCATTCTTCTGGAATGGGTTGGTCACATATGAGAAAAGGTTCAACACCAATAGTCTACAACTATCTCCTGGAGGAAGTGGTAACTCACCACATGGATTTGTTGAAGTAGTTCTGAATCCTAAGTTAGCATAACAATCAGCCGGAGATTCACGAATGATTTGATCCCAGAATAAAACGCCAGGTTCTGCAGAATTCCATGCATTATGAATAATCTTGTTCCATAATAAAGTAGCATCGATCTGCTTAGTGATCTTTGGCTCTTCTGCTTCGATCGGCCATTTCTGCGTGTATTCTTTCCCATCTAATACGGCTTCCATGAAATCATCGTGGATCTTAACCGATATGTTTGCACCTGTTACCTTAGTTGAATCTAACTTGGCATCTATAAATGCTTCAGATTCTGGGTGACGAATAGAACATGATAACATCAAAGCTCCACGACGTCCACCCTGTGCAACTTCTCTAGTTGTGTTTGAGAAACGTTCCATGAATGGTACGATACCTGTTGAGGTGATCGCTGCATTGTTTACTGGTGTGTTTGCTGGTCGAATATCTGAAACATCAGTACCAACTCCAGCACGTCTTTTTTGAAGCTGTGCAATTCGTTCATCTATCCTAAAGATCGCACCATAAGAATCACCTTCACCCTCAGGATTACCAACGACAAAACAATTACCAATACTGATTGTCTGATGGTCGTTACCAATACCAGACATGGGACTTCCTTGAGGGACAATGTATTTGAAATCTTTAAGAAGTCCGTAGATCTCCTCTTCAGACATTGGGTTAGGATACTTCTGTTCGATCCTAGCAAATTCCTTTGCCAACCTGTGATGCATATCATCAGGTGTTAATTCATACAAAACGTACTTATCCGTTCCATCTTCATTCTTCTCAACGGTCTTTAATGCATATTTGGTTGCCCATACCTTACCGGCAAGATCATCCCCATCAAAATACTTCGTTGCTGCTTCTATTGCCTCTTCTAATGTATAGAGACCTGTTTTAGTCGGGGCCTCGATAACTTCTTGGAAAACTTCGTCCATGTGCTCTTGTGATTTTTGAATTTTATAGTTTCTACTGCCCCTGGAATTTTTTGAGATTACTTCGGGGCGCTTTCTATATATTCGTTAAGAGTTGAGAAGTTTCGAAACTTGTGTAAAGACTTGGTTAACAGTAGGAAACGCGGAACCGTCATAGGCAGTTTGTGTCCATAGTTGGAATTGCTCGTCCCTTAAATAATCCCTTGATTTTAAGAGGTTTACGTTTGAGGAATGTCCAAAAATGAGCGGATCTGACTGTGAAAAAATTACCACACCTTTTTTCCCTAAGAACGTTGCAAAATGTTGATAAAACGAATCTACGGATATAAAGGAATCTACTTCGTTTGTTAATTCGGTTAAACTTTCAGTTGTTAGATTAAAACGCATCTCGTCTGTGCCTAGCAAATCTTCGCCAGTCACACCGATTTGTATAGTGTATATATTGGCATCTCGGAGCATTTCTACGAGTTCTAACCACATAACAACAGGAAAGTTCTTAGGGTTGATTGTACCATCAGACAATACCCTTGCGAACGGAGCAATAACGATCGTTTTTCTAGGGGCAATTTTTTGTTCGGTTAATTTTTCTTGTGCTTCTAATTCTAGGTTTTTCTTAACTAATGCTGAGGCCGATACCATATCTTCTGGTTCATAATAACTACCTGATTCTGCCTTCCATAAGTATGTGACCGTTGTCATTATATTGTGATAAACTGGGTGATTCCTTTCAGATACACGTAACCAATAATCCCAATCCTCCATTGGTGTGGCCTCATGATTAAATCCTCCCGTTGTACGTAAGACTTCAGGACGAATCATTACGGTCGACATGAAAATAAAGTTTTGAAGCTCTAGATTCGCTCGATTGAATTTTACGTAATAAGGTATCTTGGTAATAGTGAGTGGATTACCTCGCTCATCAACACAACGAATATCAGAATAAATCATATCAGCACCTTGATTGTTCATCATCGTTATGGAAGTGACCAAATGATCCGGGTCCCAAACATCATCGCAATCACAGAATGCAACGGCATCAAATTTTTGATCAGACGAATTGATCAGACGAATTGCACCATTTCGGGCATGAGCAACTCCTTGTTCTGAAACTTGCATCCGAACTACACCGGAAGTATTACCTAATACACGATGAACTATATCCGTTGTCCCATCTGTTGAATTATTATCAACAATAAACAATTTAACATTTACACCATTCTGAGCAAGAATGCCTTTTAGACATTTCTCAATGTATGGTGCCATTCCATTGTGATAGGGAACTATGACAGCAATATTATAGGTCTTCGATTCCATTAAGCTGGAGGATACAATAATTCAATACGTGTCTCACCAGTGGTAATTGGCAATACAATGTACTTCTCTAAATATTGATCGGTTTCCTTTGGCTCTAATAATTCAGTAAAGGTCCTAATGAATTCTTTCGATTTTTGTGGGGTCTTTGCTCCAGTGTTAATGTAGACTGCAAAGATCAGTTGTTGTTTTTGTTGTTCCATTTTAGTATATTGTTTTAAATGCTTCTATAAGGGACTTATCCCATTTTCTATCCATACACCATTGATAAACGTTTAGTTTATCAAAACCTGGAACGTTTTCTTTGCCATCGGCAATACTACGAATCTCAATTCCTGGTTCGTCCAAAAGACAATGTGGGTAAGCCGTGTACACAATGATGTTACTGTTCCGGTGTTTCTTCTTTATATCGGGTAACGCCATTCGGAACATATAGTTATCGCCCATTCCACCATCCAAGTTAACGTGGATGTTATCTGACGTCTTTATAGTGGTAGACCAATTCGAGTCACATAACTGTTTGAAATATGCTTCGTCCTTTGCCCACAACGATTCGTCCGTATGAGAACGTATTCCACCAGCAGTTCTGAGATGCCAAATAATAGGATCTCTATTTATGATCAATTCATAACCGGCCTTAAATAACCGGTGAGAGAAAATCGTTTCTTCTCTGTGGCCAACAACTGATAGTTCATTTACGTCATAACCAAATGGTAATGCTGCTTCCCGTCTATAAATGAATGTGCTATATAAATGCTCGGCCTTTAAAATGTTCGGGAATCCTGGTCCCATCCATTGCATATTGCCTTTGGTATCGATTTCATCGATCTTCACTGAGCCAGATGCCGGAGCATTTGCAATCGGAGATAACACACTTGGAGCAACGGCACCGACTCCTGGTTTAGCATATTCCATCAGGGAACTCAATACATCCGGTTCTGCAACGTTATCATCATCCATCCTCCAGATCCATTCAGTATCTGACATTTCTAATGCTCGTTGGTGATTCGTAACCTGACCTTCACCTGTTCCAAATATGACTTCCCATTTTATATAAGCTCTATCCAGAAGTGAAAACAAATAACGGTACGTATCACTATTTGCCATATCGAAATCCTTTGGATCATCTTGGGTTATGATGAGTCTCTTGGGTTTCAGATCCTGTTGTATGATAGACATGATCGCCAATGGTAATGTGGTATCGTACCGGCCTTTGGTAGAGATCTCACACGTCACATCAGCATGTGTTGAATAATAACCGGTAATAGTTCTATCCTCAATGATCTTCATACGTGCCTGGAACTTCTCTTCCCAGTTTTCAACTTTGCTGTGTACAGTCTTTTCACCGGCATGATAGATCGGGAATTGAGTTGCGTATGTCCATCCGATTTCATTACTAGGAACTTTAACCTGTTTGTATCCTGCCTTCTTGAGACGCATACAAAAATCAATATCCTCTCCGCCTCCCGGATTAAATGATTCATCCAGGAATCCGATTTCAAAAAAGATCTTACGTGGAATCATCACACAGAAGAAGATCATGAAATAATCATTGGCCTCTTTACTGTACAAACGGCTTGGTCCTGTGATCCCGACATTATTACTGTACATCGGATCAAATGGATCATGTAACATATCCAACCATTTACCTGGTTCAGTAAAATCAAGGATCTTACAATCGTCATTCAATAGAACTACGTATTTACCGACAGCTACACCGAGACCAAGATTTATGGCTTTCGTGTAACCCAATGGTTCCGGATATGAAAGAACTTTAATGTAATCCCGAGAGTCACAGAATTCCTTACGGAATTGATCAGCAAACTTCTCGTCACCATTGAATACCACGATAATTTCGGTGTCGTCATTAGACCAATCAGTATTGGCTTGGATTGACTTAACACAGGTTGAGATCAACTCATAATTATCGTAAGTCGGAATGATAATGGAATACAACATACGTATTCTACGCATTCTACGAGATTTTGTCTCATTAGATCCAATATATATATAAATGAAATGAAACACATCAAATTATTCGAAGCGTATAGTAGAGGTGAAATTATATTTCATGGTTCAAACGTACATCCAAGCAAATTTGAGATTGATGATGACTATGATGCGATGGAAGAACCTGGTAATGAAAATGTATATGAGGTAGATTTACCCAGGAATGATGTTTCTCACAACTGACATCCGAGAAGCTGGATCTTATGGCGATTACATAATTCCTTGTAAGTTGCTTACTACAGACATCAAATTATACGAGATTGACACAGATAATCCATCCAGAGAATGGGATGACGATTTTATGGGATTTGGCAAATACGGAATGTACTCGACCATGATGAATGATGGATTTGATGCAGTTGAAATAAAGGGATACAGAAAATCAACGTTTGTTGCATTTACTAATGTCATTAAACCTCAGATGAATCTAATAGACGAGTATAACTAATGAAGCATTTAAGGTAAAGGCATGAAGCATTTAAGATCATATAAACTCTTTGAATCAACGGATGACCCAGCTTTTGTAACAGGCAAAAAGAAAGGTGATCTACTGTTCCACGCGACCGGTGAAGAATTTGGTCCAGAAGGATTACACGGTGGATTCTATGACAAAGTTCTATGGACTGCTGAAGATTCAGGAATTGCTCAAATGTATATTCCAGTATCTGGAGGAACTAGTTATATGTCAGCAGAAAGTATTGCTCGACCACATGAAGATTCAACCATACGAGATATTCAGCAAGCGATCGGTATAGAATATGATTATGATGAAGTCGAATGGGGCAACATGGGAAGACCACAATCATGGAAACCTGCCGAGATATGGGATCAAGTCAGAGACATGAATCATTGGGACGGTGAAAAATTCAAGATGCAGTACATTAAAAATAAATTGAAAGAGGTCTATGGATATGAACCTTGGAGTGAAGATACCCGATCTGTATCATTTGCAATCAAAACTAAGGTCGGTAAAGTCATGCCAGCAGACTATAAAATGAAAGGACGACTATTCATTATAGATGTTGAATCCGATCTAAAAATATATGACATGACAATGGGCGGGCAAATCGATGGAGACCTTGGGGACCTTGATTACCACAAACTCAACCAATTCGAGATCCTCGAGAAGAAAGGATTCGATGGTGTAAAGATCAATGACTTCGCACAAAGCAAGTCGGAAGGAAACTTTGGACACACGTCAATTGGACTCTTCCCTAAAGGAATTCAGAAGTGTTCTTGGAAGATCTTACCGGATGTCGTACACCCAGAAGATGTCGAGCGAATGTTCAAGGAAGGAGACTGGTCAAGTCAAGAATATTTGGACTTCAAAAAGTTGATTACAATAAAAGAAAAATAATTTTCCACAAAAGCGAAACAAAGTTCTGGAATCGTCATAAAAAATTACGTAAGATTACCCAGGGGTTAAACTATTTAAGGGTTGATCATCCCATATTCACATCCAGGTTAGGAAATACTTTAAGGTTATAAAGACCCTTCTTTCGAGATTTCACTTACATTTGAATCTCAACAACAGATTTCCTAATGAAGTTTTTCTTAACGGTACTTTTCCTTACAATGGTCTTATGCTCAACAGCACAGACCAAACAATACTCTAACAGCGATATACAGACTTATACTAGAGTATCTGACTTTTTTGTATACGTTACACCAGAAAGAGATACAATGTATATGACTAACTGTGAAATGTCTAGTCTTACTCTAAAGATTTGGACAGAACCTTTTTATGCTAAGGATATACATCCTGTATTCATTTTAACTTCAATACAGGATATTAAGAAAAAGTTAAATGGTAGATAGATCCGAAGAATTTTTAGAGGAATACAATGAGGATTTTAAGCGATGGGAAAAACCTGTTGATTTAAGTGTACAGATCGAGTTCTGGAATAGAACGGGTTTATGGAGAGTAGGACATGAAGATGGAAAAGGATTTGCGCCTTTAGACGTCTGGATAAATATTTATAAAGACAGTAATCAAATAATTAAAAGAGAGAAGAAATAATGGGAATAATTTTAGGAGTATTAGGAGCACTAATTGTAGTTGGTGTAACAGGGTTAGGGAGAATCATTTGGAGGACGTTTAGAATTCAGATTGGACTTCCACATGATGAAAGAATAACTCGAGGTATCGGATTAGATCCAGATCGGAAATTTTACACAACACCAATCTCTTTCATATCTGATATGTTCTGGTGTGATGTGTTCTTAAGTATCGATTTTGATACCAGAGCAGAGAAGGATGCCAAAGCACTACCGGGAAATATTAAGGCTTATGTGAAGACGATTCCAAATCGTGTAATTACATCACCAAGTAGGGTTTGGACATGGATCAATACTGATACGGTGTTTGATGCTGAAGAATTCTTTAAAGATCAGCAGAATGAAGTTTAGACTTAAGGTCGAATGTTATCCAGATAAAGATCCGAAGTATATTCCTCAGGTTTATGGATCAACCGGAAAAACTCTTGGAGTTGAAAATACTGAAATCAGTTGGTGTAATCTTGGTGAACATAAGAATAGTATTTATATTCAAATAGCTAGTTCTAAATATCCTACTGAAGAACAGGCTATGATTATAATTAAGGATTACAAAACTCAGCGGGCCATAGAACTACAAGCAGAACCTGTCTATTCTTATATTGATCTTGGTACTATGCTCCCTTCTTCTGAGGAAAGTATTAAAGCGATTATTCAAAAAGAACTCGGCAGAAGTTATGGTAAACTTTGGAATTACAAACTGAATTGTAATATTAAATGTGCAATTGAATTATCAAATTTTACTACACTTCAACATACTGAATCATTTATTAAGCTCGTTGAATTATGTGAGAATAGTTGGTTAGATCTAGAATTGAGTGATACACAAATCAAAAATATCATAAATGGCCTAAAGGAGATCATGAAATATGACGGAGCTTTAACACAGAAAAACCTTGAACTATGAGCGATACAAAACCAAAATTTCGTGAATTGAACATGCTGGAACGATCTGTATTAAATCAACTTCAATCAATGGCAGATGATGTTGTGGATCTTGAAGACGGATTAAGATTCGCTAAGACAACAAAAGAATTCATTGCAAAGATTTTTGCTAATAACATAGAAATAAGAGGCAAGACTTTAGATGAGTGGAAGGAGTATTCTAATAAGGATAAAGACATTCCAATACGCACGATGAAATACATAGTTGTATTAGAGGAAATTGTAAAGGCTAACATAGAAGAATGAAGTACGTAAGCATAGATGTAGAAACGACAGGTCTTGATGTCGATAATGTTCAAGTGATTCAAATCGGAGCCGTGATCGATGATACCGATTGGTGGCCTTATAAAGATGGAGTAGAGAATAACGACTATAAAGCACCAGAAGATCTACCAACACATAAAATCAATGTGATTCATGATTCCATTTCATATGGTGAGAATGGAGCACTTGGAATGAACGGCTGGATATTTGCATTGATAGGGACGTTCGTACGATTAGAGTCAAAAGGTGCTAAGGAAGATTTCGAAAGACTGCATGGTGAATTTACACATGTGAATAAGGCAATAAAAAATCTGGCTGATTGGCTGATTACAACTAGGTTCATGACTAATTATAAAGAACCGATTATTTGTGCTGGTAAAAACTTCGGTTCTTTCGATCGTCAAGTCCCAAATTGGAATAAGTACATGGTTGTTGGAACTAGAGCACTTGATCCTGGACCGATGTATTGGGACCCGAGCATGGAAACGATTCCAAATTTAAAGACGTGTTTGGAACTTGCTCAAGTTGAAGGCGATGTTACACATGATGCAGTTGATGATGCTCTGGATGTGGTTAAGGTCCTTAGAGCTCTTCCTGAATATCACAAAAATCGATTATAATGTTAGGAGAAAGTTTTGGTAGTGGCCACATGTTATTTGCTTTTAATTGGAATGATCGAGATCCTGATAAGTTGAGTGATTTCTTTGAAGATGATAGTCCATATGCACAATACAATTTTGCATTTGATTGTGAAACCGGACAAATGAGCGATGATCATGGTAATTTAGATGGTGATAAAAAGGATTTTAGATACGTTCATGTAAGGGGCTTAGATCGAATGGCCAGAGAAGAACTCAGTAATATGGGTATGGATATGTTCTATGAAGATTTCGGTAAACTCGGGAAGGAACTTGCCAATCAAGCTGGTTTTAATATGAAGAAACTATTGGAACGACACATAACTTATGGCCAATTGATATTCATATACAAATACCGAGGTGGTATAACGGCTTCTACACAAGATGGTCCAGGTGAAGGTTGGTTTGAAGCCGAATATATTGGGGAAATAAACAGCTTAAAGATCGAAACAAACGATTGATTTTTAACTATTGAGAATATGAAGAACGTAGTAGAAAATAACGAGGAAGTATCCGGTAGAATAACACCAAGTATTATTGTAGAATACTTCAACGCATATCCTGAAGAGCTCCAAGGCACTTTATTAGTAAGTGAAGCAATTGAACGTCTGGATTCTTGGTCAAAGGGCGCTAGCCGAAACAAGAACACATTATACACAGAAGTTTATGCAGATATTGATATTGATGTCGATATTGAATTTGAAGACGTACAAACATATATTGACGATTCAGATAATAATGCTAAAGAGATTGCAGAATTAGTAAGTGATTCTGTTGAGTCCTTGGGAAGACTACCGATCAATACGCTCGCAGATGAAATGAAGGCCAAATTGTTACAACGAGCCTTTGATAAATTTAACCTTGAACAACTCGAGCGAAGACTTGGAATAAAATATTAGAAAATGACTTGGAAACAAATATTATGGTGGTATTGTTTTGGGGCTATAATGATACTAATGTGGTTGGGATCTATATCTGGTTGGATTACTATAATTTCATTAGTACATCTGATTCCGATAGTCATCTTACATTTTGATAAAAACTTTAACGCTTTCAGATGAAACGTCCCGTCAATGTAGTAATGGTAATTTCAAATCCAAACGATGAATCGTCTGGAGGCAAATGGTTTTTCCATACAAGAGACTGGGGGCATTTATATTTCATTACTGACGAAGATGTAAAGGAAGGCGATTGGTACTATTACGTTGACGCATATGGGTTCCAACAGATATTCAATTGGGCACATGGTTGTTCGGCTGAAACTGCTAAGCATGGAAAGAAGATCGTTGCTTCTACAAATCCCAACATGGGAATAATCATTGGAGACGCATTAGTAGAACCCGAAGTAAACTACAAAGAACTGATCGCTGAAATCATACCTCAGATACCATATGCCTTTATTGATGAGTATGGTAAAGCAGGTGGAATTGAATCCGTACTGGTTGAAGACGAAATGTATATGACTGCAGGCTGGGTTCCAAGTTATGGAAATCCAGACAATAATAATTTTGATCCACCAGCTGAGATGGAATACCGAATCAAGACCTCAGTAACAAACGAAGTAACTATACACCTACATTTATGAAACGACCAGTAGCAGAAGATTTTAAAACAACAGATTGGAAGGAATATGCCTTGGCCCTTGAAACCTACCTAGATTCTGTTGCCGTAATAACAGCAACACAGAAACGAGATCCCGAACTCGACAAATTCTTAGGTGATATAGATTTTGATAATTTACCAGAGAAAGAAGTCCCAAATCCGTTCCCAGGACAACCATGGATAACCGTATACAAAGAATCAGCACACGACCCTGACAAACGTGCTAATTTCGATAATGGACACAGTGTGACTGGTGTAATGATTTATCGTCCTGCACCTGGTATTCGATTCTTAGTCTCCAATCGTGAAACCGTATTTAAGACTTCGACTATTCAGGAAATATTAGAAGAGAATGCTTTGGGTGGAAGGTTTGCTACAAAGAATTCTGTTTACGCATATTCAATCGTCCAGACCAAGTAAATTGCTCCGTAAAGGAAACAAACGACTATTTCTCGCATACTAAGTAGGAATGTTGGTCAATATTTGGTCAATGAAACAACTTACTATAATCCGAGAAAATGGAAGAATTAACAACACAGTTCGAAGAACTAAAAGAAACTCTTGTAACAGCTGAAGCTGAACTAGAAAAGTTTAACAAGGGAAACAAGAGCGCTGGTACTCGTCTAAGAGGAGCCATGCAATCTGTAAAAGGCCTTGCTCAAACTATTAGACTTGGGGTTCAAGCTCAGAAGAACGCATAACCAAACCTACCGGTTTATTGAAAGGACCCCTTGCAGTGATGTGACGGGTCCTTTCATTTTAACCAACAATCCAATGTTGGTAAAAATGCACTAGAATAAGTTCTCCTGGTGTAAGAATAAGATTAAATTAGCCACGAACTAAATCTTATAATAACATGTTAGACAAGAATGAATTGCGTGAACAGATCGAAACCACAACCACTTTAATAGGGTTGGGTCAGATCAGCCCGAAAGATTCTGGTATCGGTACGATGCTAAAAGAGATGCGATCTCTTTGTATGGATACATATTACGAATTGGTATCTACTTATAAACCGGTTTCCGATGCATACTTTAAAGTGCACCAGAATGAACGTAAGGCGAATGCCAAGTATAAAATCGAAATGGCATTGAACAACATGGAATTCGATTTAGATGATTTAGATGGTGATCGACTTAGTTCCAATTCTAGAAATCGTGTCGTAAATAGAGTGACAGATAAAATTGCTAAGAAGAAAGCTGCACCAAAACCTGAACGAGATCCTAACATGCCACGAGTTCGTGACAGACGAGGATATGTCTTCAATGGTAATACGTACGGAAAGGGACCATTGGTTCTTGCTGTTGTTCGTCATTATATTGAGAACAATGAGATTACCTATCTGACGCTTAAAAACGTATTTCCTGATGATCTACTTAAGATCTACGGTATCTTCAAACGTGTTGATGAAGCGAAAGAGGCATCAGTTAAACGTAATCGATACTTCCTCAAGGAGACTCAGGTACTAGATATTCTTGACGATCAGATTGCCGTTTGTAACCAATTCACCGGTGCAAACATCGGAGCATTCATTGATAAGGCCACTTCTATCGGATACGAAATTAAGCTAGAAGACTAATGGCTTGGTATTGGTGGTTGCTTATTATTATCATCATTATTAGAATAGAGGCCCGACTAATAAAAGACGACGAAGACTAATGTACTATTTTGCTTATGGAAGTAATATGCCTCTTGAAAGATTGCTTTCGAGAGGATTGACACCACGAGCAACGGTAGGTGTAGGTCATTTAGAACACTGGAGACTTCAATTCAACAAGAAGTCCTATAAGAATCCAGAAGTTGGATTCGCGAACATAGAACCACATTGGGGTGGTGAAGTCTTCGGTGTTATTTATGGTGTCAGTGATGAAGACATCAAACTACTCGATCGATTCGAGGGTTACCCAAAACATTATCAGCGTACATCACTTAAAGTTAAGTGGGCCAGTGGTGATTCTTATTATGATTGCGTTACGTATATTGCCAATCGTAAATGGACCACGAGTAAGCCCTTAACAATCACAGAAGATTATAAGGGTTATATCAACAGTGGTATATCCGAACACATCGCAAGAACTCCGTTCACAGAACAATACAGAATGGATCTTCAAATACTAATGGAAAAACAGAATGTGGGATAAATTCATGACTTGGTGGGAAAGTACTAGAACACCAAATCCAAAATGTTCTAACTGTCAATTCATGACTTCGTACCAATCTCTTAACAATCGCGATGAACTTGATGACATAAATCATTGTCCATTGATGGGTGCAACTATCAGTTCTATAAAAACAAGTCACTTGAATACTGAACAGGTCTCTATAAATGATCCAGAAAATTTCAGTTGTTCTAAGCATGTTAAGCGCATAAATTAGTCCCTATCTACTCGTATAGATAATTGATACAAAATGCCGGCTTTTTAGTCGGCATTTTTATTTTACCCTAACTATATATAAATCGTTAAATGCCCCATACGTCCTGTATGAGCCATTTTTCGTATACCACCTTGACAGTATAAGAATATTATCAGGTTTTCGAATAAAATTTTCCAATGTGGAGATATATACGAAAAGACGAAAATCTAATTACTGTCCATGATATTTGAAGATTTAATAGCAAAACCGGGTCAAGAAGTATTCATTCTCGAAAGAAGTGAATCTAATCTTGCGGTTGTAGATAAGAAGGCGTATATCCTTGAAGGAATCGCTGCAGTCTTCGGACAAGAGAACAATAACGGTAGGATTTACGAGGAGAATGAATACATGCCTCACCTTGAATACCTTATAGAGAAGATCAACGCTAAACGTTTAGTTGGTGAACTTGATCATCCGGAAAAATTCGATGTATCTCTTAAACACATCTCACACATGGTTGAGAGTTTAAGCTACGATAAGGATTCACGTCAGTTAAAAATTAAAGTAAGACTTCTTGATACTCCAGGTGGACGTATAGCAAAAACCTTAGTAGATGCTGGAATTCCAGTTTCGATTTCATCTAGAGCCGCTGGTTCTGTTATGGAAAACAAGAGAGTTAAGATCAAAAAGATTTTCACATATGATCTCGTTGCAGATCCTGGTTTCGAAAAAGCTCAATTAGAAAGAGTTTACGAATCCGCACAATTCGGAGCGTCCGTTACTAGGGTTCTAGATAAGGGTTCGATCACGGAGGGATTGCATGAAATTACAGGCTTGCCTGCTAATATGAAGATGTACAATATTGATGAATCAGAAAATACCTCATTCCAATTAGCGGTAGAGGGCAAACAAAACCAAAATACAGACATGTCCGAATTTGTAACTGTTGATGAAATGAATGAGTATTCAGCGATCATCAAGAAAACTATCGATGAACTAAAGACTCAGATTAAAGAAAATGCGAATACTGCTACTCCAGTTCTGGATGAAGCTGTATTAGGACGACTTACAAAACTTGAAAAGTACACTAAGTATATCGCTGAGAATGTTGATAAGAACATTCAGTATTCTGAATACCTAGCCGAGTCACTTGATAAGGACATCGAGTACACTAAGTATATCGCTGAGAATCTAGACCGCAACATTACATTCTCTGATTACTTGGCTGAGAATGTAGAGAAGAACATTTCTTACTCTGAATACCTAGCAGAGAATCTAGACCGTAATATTACTTATTCTGAATACCTAGCTGAGAACTTAGACAGAAACATTTCTTACTCTGAGTACCTAGCAGAAAATGTTGATCGCAACATTACTTATTCTGAATACTTAGCTGAGAACCTAGACAGAAACATTACATATTCTGAATACCTAGCAGAGAACCTAGACAGAAACATTACGTATTCTGAATATCTAGCTGAGAATCTTGATGGTAACATCTCATACTGAGAATACCTAGCAGAGAATCTTGATCGTGGAATCGGTTATTCCGAATACCTCGCTGAAAAGATCGAACGCAACATCGCATATTCCGAATATATCGCGGAAAGTGTAAACAGTGAAGCTGTTGAAGTTGCACTAGACGAAAAGAAGAAAACAACGAAGATGGATTACAACAATCTATCTGAATCTATAACAACATTGCTTGAGAGCGCTAACAACCAAAAAGCAGCCAGTAAGCTATATGAGACGCAGTACAAATTTTTCAGATTCCTCGGTGAGGAGAAGAGAGAGGAGTTTACATCTCTAAACGAGACCAAGAAAGAAAAGGTCGCCAAAGCACTAAATGATGGTGCATATTTCTCACAAGCGGATATAACTCAGAAATGGGATGCCGCATTAGTAGAGCAAGAGGAGCAAGAGAAAGCTCCGTTGTTTATCCAGTTAATGCCTGAAAGTATTAAACCACTTTGGGAATCTGCTTCCACACAGGAACAAGAGAGAACATTCGCTGCAAGTAAACTTCGCAAGCTCGAGACTGCATACCAAATCAAGAACTTCTGGAAGTCCAGAGCTTTTGTGAAGGGACAGACACTTGGACTTGTTAAGCTAAACGAGAATCAAACTACTGCTAAGACAAAGCCAAATCAGAACGGAATTTCTAATGATTATATGGCCGGAGTTGCTGACGCTGTAGGAAAAAGATTCGGAAAGTAAAATTTCCAAAAACAAAAACAAAAACCCTTTTCTAATGAAAATGATTAACGAAACAGAGGTGTTTGAGGATTGGTTTCCACTTATTGAAAGTAAGACCGATATTTCTGACCCTTACAAAAAAGAATGGTTAGCGAAATACTCGCACTACCATGCTCTTAACGAATCTTCAGTTCACTCTGGATTCAACACTCTTGATGGTATGAACGGTCAAGGAGCTCCTTTAGCTCCAGGTCGTGGTGCTGACGGGTCTGGTGATAAATTCCCATCACTTCTTCCACTTGCAATTCAGGTTGCTGCGAAGACTGTAGGATTTGACATCGTTCCAGTTATCCCAATGCCAGGACCAACAGGTGTTCTTACGTACCTAGATTACGTATACGCTGGTGGTACTCTTGGATCAACTGCGCACAAAGCACTTACGATTAAGACAAACATTTCCGGTACCTGGACTTCAGGAACCGCTTATAATGCTGTTGCTGGTGCAAATACTCTTATTGTAACTTTTATCGGTTATTCAAGAATTGATGCTTACCCAATCTTCCGTGTTTCTCAGACTGGATCTACTCCAACTGATTTGCCTATCTCTTCCTTCTTTGGAACTGCTGGTGCAACTGTAACATCTGATGCTGCTGTTGTTGATATTGCTGTTAACTCAGCGGAACTTGTTGCTGCACTTGAAGATCACGTTGCCGGTTTTGCTGGTGCTGGAGATGATGACAGAGACGCATGGGGAGGACCTTACACAGAAGATCCAGAAGCAAACGGACCTATGAACAGAGAAGTTGGTGAATCAACGTATTACAGATCTATGGGTCTTAAGACGTTCACTAAGTTCGTTGAGGCTAGGACTTACCAGGCTGCTGCTTCAGTTACGACTGAGCAAATCCAGGATCTTAACAAGCAATTCGGTATTGACGTTGTGTCAATGGTTGAAAACGCTCTTGTTAATGAAGTATCACAAGCTATTAACAAGCACATCTTAGGATCTGCATTTGTTCTTGGTGGAACTAACGCTGCACAATTTGCTGCATCAGAAGGAGCTTCACTTAATCTTGACCTAACTGCTCTACCAACTGTAGGTACTTTCGAGAACCTACAAACATTCCAAAGAAGAATCTTCTCTAAGATCCTTGCTGCTGGTAATGTTGTTGCTAACAGAGGACGTAGAGGACCAGCAAACTTCGTTGTAACAAACGCACAGGTTGCTACCGCTATCCAGGATATTTCTCAGTTCGTTGCTGCACCTTTCGCAAACACTGCAACTCAGAATAACGGATCACTTTACCCAGTTGGAACCCTAGCGGGAATGACTGTATACGTTGACCAAAACATGAGATGGAATGATACTCGTGTTCTTGTTGGACGTAAAGGTGGTGACGATGAGCCAGGACTTAAGTTCATGCCGTACATGATGGCCGAGTCTATCCAGACTATTGCTGAAGGTACAATGAGCCCTAAGATCGCGGTTAAGTCACGTTATGCGCTTGTTGAGGCTGGTTTCCACCCACAGACAATGTACATTACACTTAGCATCACGGTGCCCACAGCCGGCATAGTTTAAGCGACTGTTTGAATACTTATTAAAGCCCCTGAGAAATCAGGGGCTTTTTTATTTTCAAAAACCAGTATATAGTTTATGAAGAACATAAAATTATTTGAAAAATATTTCGATGCGGATATTGAGGATATTGAATGGGTAGATGAAAATATATATCGACCAAAATCTAATGCAACATTCACTAATACTACAGACCCTTTATTTTTAAGATTGAATTCTAAAGACGTGTATATAACAACAGATGGATCTACGTATGGATTAGAGATTAAAGATCAGATTGAATTATATGATCTTACTTGGTTAAAGGATTTAAAATATGCCATAATTGGTGAAGCTCAGAAACAAACAAGTATTAAAACTTCAGGACTGTTTGTACATGACATTACAGAAGATGGTGAAACAATTGAGTTGCTTATAGTCAATAAAAAATTAGAAGTTGATCAAAATTGGTTTATGTCCACAAAAATATATTTGGGATTACCCTAATTAAAACACAAACACTAATGAAGAACATTAAACTATTCGAAGATTACGAAGGCATGGGAAGAGAGCATTCTAGTAGTGCTATTAACACTCGACCATTAGCTGAAGAACAAGTCTTCAGACCTAAAAAAGGATCTGACGCATTTCCAGAGAATGAAAATCTATTTGTACTATTGAATAGTAAGGAAGGTTACAACGATAACAATGGTCGAACATATGGTCCTGAGGTAAAGGATCAGCTTGAACCATGGGATATGTCCTGGGCTAAAGGTATGAAGTACATACACATTCAATTAGATGGAAAGGATCTAGAGTTATACAAAGGAATAGGTGAAGGTGGAATATACATTTACGAAACTCAATTGGATTTTGCTTGGTTAGGTTGCATCACTGACAAAGAATTGAATGATGAACAGGAATGGTTCATGGTTACTAAGGTTCACATGGGATTAGACTAATGAAGAACTTAAAACTATATGAAGAGTTCTCACAGCAACTTGATGAGAAGAAAGATCAACGTAAGCCGACGTCAATGGATTACTTACGAATCAATGATATGAGTATTAAAGCTGATGGAGATGATTCTAAGATGCAACAACTCGCACAAAAGATGGCCAACTCAATCACGAATGCAGATAAAGCTATTCGTAGATTCTTAGCAGCAGAAGATGATAACTTCCATAGTATTGCTAGGATCTTCCACGATCGTGCCCGTGACTTAGGAGCAGTATAAACACATCCACATTATGGGATTAAAACATCTTCTACTATACGAGAAGTACGATAATAATAAACTGAAGCTGTCCCAACGGCAGAAGGCCTTATTTGAATGGGTTAAAGCCTGGCACTTTGATGATGGTGTTGAGCAAGTACGTAAATATTCCGGTGATCCATACTGGACACACCTATTATCAGTAGCCAACCGAGTTTATGAATATGTTAAGGACGTAACAGAGATCGCTCTTTGTCACGATGTTATCGAAGACACTGATTGCACATACGAGGATCTCGAGAATTATTTACTGGGTAACGGCTACAAGAAAGGCGAAACCAAGAAGATTGTTGAAGGTGTACGGGATCTAACCGATGTGTACACCACAGAAGACTATCCTAAGATGGCTAGGAAGCAACGTAAGGATCTCGAAGCAGAACGACTAGGTAAGATAGCTCCGAAGTCACAAAGCGTCAAATACGCCGACCTTATCGATAATGGTATTTCCATTACAGATAACGATATAGGCTTTGCACGTACATACGTTGTAGAGAAAGGAGACATCATGCGTCAAATGAGAAATGGTAACGGAGCATTGCTAAAACAAGTTGATCAGATCCTTAAAAAGAACCTGGAACTAATCCGATAATCCAGATATATACTTCATGAGGGTGAAGGGGTTTAGGAGCGGTATTGGATCTGGACGAATGGTAGAGGGTGAGACACTTGCAGAATTCTGTGTACAGTGTGACGTTACATTAACACTTATAGAGGGTAATATGCTTGATGGATTGGAACTAATCGTTACCAATTACAACAACAAAACTGGCCAGGCAACTATCATGTTTGATAGATCTATTTCAGAAACTGCTGCCCTCACCATTCTTAGTAAAAACGACCTATTGATCTATGATGATTTTAATGATCAAGATTCTAGTGGTTTTACCGATATATAAAGAAACTAACTAATCAATCAATGTTAATAAATTTCAAACAGTTTGAAAAGGCAAACGCCATCTTAGAAAGCAGATCACCAGATGGTGCTAGTGAACAACAACTATTTGAGGCCGGACTCACTAGAGACGACCTAATGATAGTTAACGAAGGTTTATTAGGTGACATCTTTGGTGGTTGGTTTAAAAAGATGAAAACCGTTATGCTTCGTAAGATGCCAGGTGGCGTTCTGAAGCAGGTCGATGCTATTGTTAAGAAATACGAGGAAGAGAAAATGTCCTTGATGAAGAAAGGCCTCGGTGAAAAAGAAAAGATCTTCAAAGCAGAATTATCTGCAGAAGAAGAACCTACTGCTGCAAAACGATATGATCAAATTATTGATAGATCAAATCAGGCATTGACAGCAATCAAAAAGGCATCGAATGCCAAGATCGGTAAATTCAACACTGAGCTAGAGCAAATCGCAGAAGATAAGAGCGAGATGGTCACACAATATATCAACTTAAAAATTGCAGAAGTTAAAGAACGTGTTGCGATGGAAGAACTTAAGGAGATCGAGAAATTTGCTTCTGAAGAACAAGTACAAAAGTCTGCTGATGAAGTAGAAGCCAAGAAGGTTAAAAGAGAAGCTACACAGAAAGAATTAGAAGAAGTATTAAAGGCTGCCGAAGATCTTCCTGGTATTGATGCTAAGAAAGGTGAAAAGTGGATTCGTAAGAATAAGAAGGGTGAAGAAGTTGTCGTCGAATTGATGGCCGATCCAAATGCAACGAAAGAAGGTGAAGTACAGGTTAAGGGTGAAACTAATACCGAATATTCTTGTTCAGTCAATACGCTTATCAGAAACGTAAAAGACGATAACGAGGAGAAAAAGGAAGAGAAGCCTGAGAGACCAGAAGCACCACCAGCTCCAGAAGACAAGAAGAAAAAGAAAAAGAAAGCTGAGAAGCCGAAGAGACCAGAGACTCCCAAGTCAAAGATCAATAAAATCGAGGAAGAATGAAATTAAAAACCTTCCATAGTTTTGAGCGACTATATGAAGCCGCTTTATTTGAAGGACTGTTTGATAAGTTCGCCAAAGATCTTGCTGTGGACTACCGTCCAGAACTTGCAGCTTTGAATCCTATGTTGAATGAATATTCTCAGATAAAGAATAACAGTGCTGATCAACGTATTAAAAAAGAAGCTGAGCTTTTGAAAGCTGTAGATTCTAAAGATACAGAGAACCTTAACAATGATCTAGTGAAGATCAATAATGATGAGGAAAAGAAGATTGAGGCCGTAAAGAAGAAACTTGCTGATTGGACTGAGAATCTACCAGGCACATTAACATTCTTAATGAGAAGTCGTTTGGAAGAGATAGATCTTGAAGTTATGGAAGAAACTTTGCGTAAGGCAACAGAGATGCCTGAGCAAGCCAAGGAACGATTGGAAGACATAATTGAGTCTACTAAAGATGCACTTGATTCATCCGTTGCTAAACTAGAGAAGATGATTGCAGGTGAAGATTCTGAGGATGACGAAAAGGATCTTGATGACGCTAAGAAAAAGAGAGGTGAATCGGAAAGTGATTATGATGCTTCCGGTGATGTTGACCGTGCGGAAAAAACCGTGAAGAAACAAAAGGATAAAAAGGCGGAAGATGATCCGTTAAACCAAATATAAGGATGAAGCACATTAAACTATTCGAAAATTTTGAAGATAAATATGATTCCACTATGGATGATTTCGCCGAACGTGCCGATTTCTTTGAAGGAGCAATTGATCAATATGGTGCAACTTATGGCCAGCGTAAAGAGGCGATAGAAGTAGCACAAAACCTTTTCATGGATATG